GTGCGAGTTTCTTTTTGTATCGACAAAAGTTTCTCGTTTGCTTCTGCGGTATTCTTAATCAGTGTTGCCACAACTTCGAATGCGCGTGGATGCTCAGATTCTGTGGCGATCAACATTAACTGTTCGATTGCCATATTACCTTTTGATACCAAATCTTTTAAATTGTTACGAGCAATCTTATAATCATCATCTAAGTCTTTATCCATCGAGGTGTCGGGTTTGTTCTCAATGACAACTGGAGGTGACGCAACCTTTTCGGTTGGCACCACATCAAATATTTCAGTCATACTATTATCAAATTTACTCATATGTTATGGCCTTACAGTGCCGCGATTCTGGTCTGAAAGTCTGCAAAACTGGTAGAATCGGCAACTACAGATTTCAGTACCAACAAAGAAACTGAATCGTTATCAACATAGTAGTCCAATAAACGATATGCACTACTTTGGTCATCATATACGTAGTGTGCTGTAGCTCCGGTTACTGATAAGTTGCTGGATGATTGGAATGATCCATCAGCGGCTTGCACAAAGTAACCAGCGGGTCCGTCAGCCAACCCAATAGAAATATTGTAGTTGGTCGCCGAACTTAAATTCTTGATAACATATTCTTTACCATCCGTTGCATCGACGGTTGGTAGGTTCACGAACACGTTGGCGCCAACAGTATCGGCCGACACCAACAACACTTTGTCTGTGGTTGGACTGACGTTGTATGTGGGTTGATTGGTTAGTTTTGTCAACACAATATTTGCAAACAGATTGGCAGAATTGAACGCTGCCTGTGCTGTTACGTTTGCAGTATTTGCAACCGAAGAAGAACTATTTCCTGAATTGTATAGTTCTGTAAAGTTGTCATTAATTTTTCCGCCGGCTGCCCTTAGTGTATCGCCGGTGCCATCATTTGGATTTGTTCCGATATTGATTGTTTGCTTTGCCATTTTAAACCTTTATGCTGTGTCCATTGTTTGTTCTGTACTACTGAAATTGTAAATAAGTTCATCAAATGTAATTGTGCTATTACCATCTATGAACGGATATTCAGTAATGATTGTTGTGTATGTGTAATTATTCGGTAGAACCACATCTACCGGATTTGGTTTCACTACAATTCTGGCCGCCGGCACATTCATAATTTGGAATGATAAAAGTATCCATGATGCATTTGTCGTGATACACTTGATGGGTTGACCTGTAACAAAATGTCCCAAAGGTTGCGTTAACATTAAAGTATTAGTTGCTGGATTCCAATCGACAACTTTTGCTGTTGCTGTATTGGTATCGTATGAATACCCTTGATAAACGGTCGAACCGATTGTATAATTTCCAAGTCCACCCGACTGTAATGTTATTTCCAAATTTTTATTGGACAGAGAAACATCATCAAATATATTTGTGATTGCAGTTTTGATAATCTTAGACTCTGTGGTTGGTCCGTATAGATAACCTTTGAGTGTGAAATTCAAAGTCCAAATTACTGTACGAACTTTACTGTCGTGATCACCTTCATAGTCCACATTCTGTTGCACATCTTTTAAAACTATCGGTATTTGTTTGATGACTCCCATTTCTGGAAGTAAGTTTACTGATAATGTTCTATCTGGAGTGAAATATGGTAATATTTTTTCCATAATTTGTGCACCATCTTCGATATTACGTACATACACAAATAATGAAAAATCAAAATCGAAAGGAACTGGATTGTATGCAGTCAATGACTTTGTTGCAGCCAATGGAGAGATAGTTTTTAAATTAGTATTCAGCTTTCTCGATGCGTCATATGACATATTGATCATTTCAAATGAGATGATCGGTAAACTAACTTGCACCTTTTTATCTAAATTGGGATCACCTTCTAGACGAGAAACATACTTCTCTTTTCCACCATACACAATAGGTACTAGAAAATTCTCTAGCTCCACACCATTTGCATCATAGCGAGACATTTTAATCTCATTGAAAAGGTTGCCGAATGCGACAACCATTTTTCTTATTATTCTGTGATAAGATTGTGACATTATGTTATGTCTCCAAAAGGATTGGATTCGGAAAAGTCCATAATGATGTTGGCTTCTGTTTGTATGATTTTATTATCATACATTTCTCTTTCTTGTGGATCCAATAGCGTATCCGGTGCTGTGATTGTCGTATAAGATGCATTACTTGTGTTTCCTACGACCAACACATTTGATGTGAATGTGCCTAATGTGTCTGTTACCTTCAGTAATCCATCTGGCTTATTCCAGAATGTTACTGTTCCGTGCGCAGTGTTTGCATAAACCGATTCACCAACAATATAGTTACCATTTCCAGTTGCTGGATTTACCGATAGAGAAATGGTGTACGCTTCATCCACAACAGTATTGTCGATGGCATCGATACCAACATCGATTGTTTCTTGTGAATATTTGAATTTCTCAAGTTCTAGCTTGTAGAAATATGGGTACTTATTGCCCAAAACATAGAATGCTTCTGAGTAATTCACATACTTAATCTCATACATTTCACCAGTTTGTGAAAAGAATGGAATGTAAATTAGATCACCTTCGCGTGGACGCACATATCTATCTTGTGGCACCCAACGAGAGAATGTTCTCTTGGCCACAATCACCGACATGTTGTTACGAATCTCTAGACCGAATTTGGAGAAGAATTCTCGTTCACCTTCATAACCATCTACGTTTGTGATGTACAATTCTAGAGGGTATGCTGCCGTAAATTTCTTCAGTGGATCTTCTCCATACAATAAATCTCTTGCCGATTCATTGATATTCGGAATGTAATATACGTCAACTCCGTTCATTTTAATTGTCTCCAACATCAAATCTTCTACCAGACGTTGCTCTGGTGCGGAGTTATAATTATTAAAATATAAACTTGTCGCCATTATACCACCTTCTCACAATAGAAACCTTTGTGTAAATAACCATATTTTTTAACACTTGTCATTTTTGAATGTGTTAAATTGTTGACTTTACAATATTCAACTAAATTATCGACTGTACAAGATTTTCCTTCCGGAGTAATTATCCTCCAAGTTTTCAATTTTGCTTTCGCTATATTGTTCTTATGTTTTTCGGATTTGGGAATACCTTTGCAATATGCGTTGCCGAGGTGTACTTTCGACATTTTTTGTTTTGTTGATTCAGAATGTTTTTTACCTAACCACTTTTTTCCGTTCAAAGATGCCAATTCCCTAGACATGTCTTCTTTATCGATTAGACCCAAAAGACCTTTCCAGGCCAATTCATCTTGTTTTTTTCCATATTGTTCGAATAATTTTCGATGTGCTTCGGCATGATCCTCTACTGTGAGTAACACTAGATTGGAAGGTTCATCTGTTCCGCCCATATGTTTTGGAATGATGTGATGTTTGTGCATTAGTTCATGTACCACTCAACTGGCAGAGAATAAGAGTCGATCATTTCTTGTTCAAGAATCTTGATCTCTTCTACAGCTTCTGTATAAATTTTATCACCATTTAGTATTACACCGCCCGGCAATTGTACGCCAGAAAACTTTTTAAGGTTGTTGCCCCAAGTGCGCTTGATGAGTGCTGTTGCATATTCTTTCAGCCAACGATCATTCCAGACAGACGCATACTGCTCAGGTTTAACGAGTGCGTAACATTCTGCAACAATCACTGTTCCAGCTTTTGCCTCCGAACCCCATTTCAGGTCACAGTAGAGTCTGTGCATGTGTCTTTGGAAACGAATTGGTGTTTCTCCTGTGAACATCAATTCTAGTGACCTTAGGTGTTGCATCGTCAATGTGTAGTTGACATAAGATGCCGATGTGAAGTCATACAATTCATTCAGTCTCAACTGATATCTCAGGTCAAACATGTTTGATGAATTGAGTGAACTTGTGATTGGGAAAATTCTTGTAACACCAATAATGTTCACTGAAGTGTTGCTTGTGTCAACAGTAACTTCTGGTCTCAGATCGATGTATTTGTTGTCCACATCAGTCTGATCCAATCGTTTGACATAGTACAATTTCTGTAATGCATCAAAGTGATAGTCTTGCCAGTACTGTAGTGCGTCATCTACGCGGTCTTCCACCTGATCATCATCGACGTTAATTTCGATGACAGGGAAACCCAACCTACGTAGGCAATAATCTTTGAATTGTTGGCGGTTTGTTACTGTTGACATGGTGTTTTGAAAAGTGTTATTTAGTATTTATGCTAACGCTTTTCTGATCTTTGTTAAATCCGCACAGGTGTATGTCTGATATCCATTTTGTAGAGATTCTGGCATCGGAATGAATCGATAATCCGCCTTATATTTTTCCGCAATTTCTTGTGCCACTTGTAAGAAAGACTTCGCTTTACCTGTTCCTACGTTCCATATACCAGATTCTTTAACATCAAAGAATTGTTTGTGTGTATTTACGACATGCTCAACTGGTACAAAATCTCGACGGAAGTTGTCAGAACCCTCAAAAACACCAATAACACCACTCGTCTGAGCTTGCTTTGCGAATTTGTGATATGGACTTGCTTGATCCAGTTTGTGATCTTCATGTGGCCCATATACATTAAAGTATCTAAAGCCTTGAACCTTTATGCCCCAAACTCTACTCTGAGCATAACGCTCGAACATATACTTTGACCATGCATAAGGAGTTTTGGGATCAACTGGTGAATCTTCTCGGAAATCTGAAGTTAAACCATACACGGATGCCGATGATGCATACTGTAAATCGATACCATGTCTATTGCAGGTGTCCAGCAACCACACAGAGAAGTCGTAGTTTTGCTTCATGATTTTATCCACATCAGTTTCTGTCGTGGAAGAGATTGCACCGAGATGAATTACTAGGTCATAATCATATCCTGGGAAATGTTCATCCCATTCGAAACCTGTCACTTCATGTTCAGCTTCCAATGCCTTGACCATATTTTGGCCAATGAAACCTTTATGTCCTGTTACAAGTATT